ATGGACTGTTTATACCCCAAAACAGCTCGATAAGTCATGATCAGGCTGGTTCAAGTCATGATTGATACACCATCGGCTGAAATCGTCTCAGATCGGCCCACATCGGTTTTTTTGACGACAACAGCTCCACGAATCCACTCACCGCTCAATGATTTGCCTTCACGCGGCTTTGAACTTATTGATTTCGCTGATCAGATCATCGATGGCGGCTTTATGCCGTGGCAAAAGTGGTTGGCCGAGCACTCGCTCAAGGTAAAGCCGGATGGGAGGTATCACCATCCTGTGACAGTCGCATCCGTAGCCCGGCAAAATGGAAAGAGCACTTACATGATGGCCCGGATCATGATGGGCCTGTTTCATTGGAAAGAATCGTTGCAAGTTTCATCAGCTCACAGATTGGTCACATCGCTGGAGCAATTTCGGGCGATTGTGCAGATCATTGAGGAAAATGCAGATTTAGCCAATCGGGTGCAGCGTATCCGCTGGCAACATGGAGCCGAGGAAATTCAAACCAAGGATGGTTGCAGATTTATTATTAAAGCCGGTGGATCGGCAGCTCGTGGATTGAGCAAACCCGAATCTGTCCATCTTGATGAAATCCGTGAGCTTCATGACATGGAAACTTTTGCCTCAATGCGATACACATTAATGGCCGCCAAGAATCCGCAAATCAGCTGTTTTTCCACGGCCGGTGATTCTCATTCAATTGTGCTCAATCAATTGCGCGAGCGCGGATTGGCTGCCGCAGCTGGTGGCACCGACAATGTTGGCTATTTTGAGTGGTCAGCACCGACCGATGAGATTTCATTGGAAAATGCAGCTTTTGCCAATCCCGGCCTTAACATAACAATTCACCCAGACAATATCCGAGCCGTTTTCAATGATCCTCCCGATGTTGTAATGACAGAGGTTTTAAATCGATGGGTGCAGACAATCTCAAGTGTGATTGGTGCCAAAGAATGGCAAGAGTGTGGCGATGAATCAATTGACCTCGATGATGACAAGCTCACATGGATGGCTATTGATATTTCACCGGATCGCAAGCACGCGGCCCTCGTGGCCGCTCAAAAGCTCGGATCGGAGTCATTTATCGTGAAGCTGTTGCATACATGGGAAAACACCATCCAGCTTGATGATCGCGCCATTGCCAACGATGCTGCGGCGTATTGCCGAAAATATCCGATTGAATATTTGCTTTACAGCCGCCGCACATCCGGAGCTGTTGCAGCGCGTATGCAGCCGGCCGGTATCCCAATCCACGACATGGACAGCGATTATCCGCAAGCTTGTGATGAGCTTTTGGGTGCAATCAATAGCGGCAGACTTAAACACCGAAATCAAACATCGCTGACAGAGCAAATGCTTTCAGCTGTGCAATTAAGGCGCGGTGATGGCGGATGGGTTATCGGTAGGCGTGCAAGCCAATCGGCTGTTTGTGCGGCCGTAGCATCTGCATTGGTCACACACTTTGCGACACGCCCAGAAACCGAAATCGACATTTTAGTGGGTTGATGCTTGACATTTTGAGAAAATCCTCCCATGGGATTATTCGATCGAAAGCGAACCATTGAAACTGTCGCGGTTACGCGCGGTGCTGATGTAGCTGCACAAATTGGGCCAGCTCCAACGCTGGATGCATTTTTCCCATTTGGTGGAGCTGATTACATTGCAAGCCGTGAGGAAGCAATGAGTGTGCCGGCAATTGCTCGCGCACGAAACATGATTTGCAATTCAATTGCCACGATTCCAATGATTACACGCGATAAAGATACAGGCGCAATCGTTGATCAACCTGTTGTCATTTCTGATCCGGACAAACGGGTACCAGGAGCAGCATCATGGGTCTGGGCGTGTGAGGATTTATTATTTACAGGATTTTCGTATTTTCAAATAATTGATTTATTTGCCGACACAGGCAGAGTGCGCCAAATGTGGCGCGTTGCTCCAAACCGCGTTGGAGTTTTCTTGAATTCAATTGGAACGCAGATTGAATATTACACAGTCGATGGATCGCGTGTTCCGATGTCTGGTGTTGGTTCACTTGTTGTGTTTTATGGTAACGATGAAGGTTTATTAAATCGCGCTGGTCGCACAATCCGTGCTGGTGCAGAGCTTGAAAGAGCTGCCGCAATGTACGCACGCGAACCGGTGCCATCAATGGTTTTGAAATCTAATGGCACAGCATTGCCAGCTGATCGAATTGCAAAATTGCTTGATGCATGGGGCGCAGCTCGTAGAAATCGCGGAACAGCGTTTCTCAATGCCGATGTTGAATTGACAACAGTCGGATTCACACCAGAGCAAATTGGCCTCAATGCTGCTCGCGAAATCATTGCAACCGAACTTGCACGCGCCGTGGGAATTCCGGCTTACTTTATTGATGCGCCGACTGGATCATCCATGACCTATCAAAACGCCCAAACGGCGCGTCAAACTCTTTTGGATTTCTCGCTGCTCCCGTTGATGAACAGCATATCCTCAAGACTTTCAATGCCAGATTTTACGCCATCAACACAGCGCGTGGAATTTGATTTGAAGGCTTATTTGCGCGGATCAGAAAAAGAGCGTGCAGAGATTTACAAGATTTTATTTGAAATCGGTGCGATCACCACCGATGAAATTAGACAAATGGAGGACATGATCTCATGAAGCTGACAACACCAATGCAAATTACGGCAGCTGATTCAGATGCACGCACAATCAGCGGTCGCATCGTTGCTTTCAATGAGCACGCAAATGCATCAACCGGCAAAGTCGTTTTTGCTCGCGGATCAATCCAGCCACAGGATGTTTTTTTGAACCTTGAGCACGACAACACACGCCGAATTGGCAAGAGCATTGCCATGAGTGTGAACGACAAAGAAATGACAGCGACTTTCAAAATTGCTAACACAACAGCTGGAACAGATGCATTGACTGAGGCCATGGAAGGTTTACGCGATGGATTCTCAATTGAATTGGCTGTGGACAATTATGAAATGCAAAAAGACGGCACAATGAAGGTCATCAATGGCCAGCTCACAGCCGTCGCTTTGGTAACTGAACCAGCCGTGCGATCAGCTCGCGTGCAAGAAGTTGCCGCATCAGAAGATTCTGAAACTGAAACAGTTACAGAGACAACAAACCCAAATGAAGGAGACAAGATGGACAACACTACCGAACCAGTAGCTCCTGCCGTTGAACCGGTAGCAGCTCCAGAAGTCGCACCTGTACAGGCATCACGCCCGGCTTACTACACAGCACCACGCTCACCAATTGTGGACAAGGTTTCTTACCTTGAGCACTACTTACGCGCAAGCGTTTTGCATGATGAAGATTCTCGTCAATATGTCAAGGCAGCTGATAACACAACATCAACAGCACCCGGCATGATTCCAACACCACAAAGCACACAGGTGATCAACGCACTTGCAAACGCAGATCGTGGCACAATCGATGGCATCAGCAGAGAAACTTTAGTTGCAGAAGGCATGACATTTGAATTGCCTCGCGTAACGGCTGTGCCAACAGTATTGCCAATTGATGAAAATGACCCAGTTACAGAATCATCACTATCTGCAACATTTTTGTCGGTTTCCGTACAGCCGTTCAAAGGCCGTGCGATCTCGACAGTTGAGCTTATTGATCGCAGCCGACCAGAATACCTAACAGCACTTTTGCAGAATCTTGAATTTGCTTATGCAAAAGAGACTGACGAATATGCGCTTGCAGCAATGCAAGCGGCGGTCACTAGCGTGACAGCACAGGCAGCAAACTCAGCAACCGGATTCCTTGGATACACATCAAAGGCAGCTGCAAATGTTTATGGCGCATCACTTGGATTCGCTCGTTCATTGATCGTTTCACCAACACAATGGGGAAACATCATGGGATACAACGACAATGGCGCACCTCTTTACAATGCAGCACAACCATCAAACGCAGCTGGAAATGTTCGCGGAGATTCATTGCGCGGTGTAGTTTCACCGGGTCTGAACCTTTATGTTTCACGCTCATTTGGTAACGCTGGAACAACAACAGCTGATGGCGATTCTTCAATGGTCGTTGTCAATCCAGATTCATACACATGGTACGAATCTCCACGCTTTACGCTACGCAGCAATATCAACAGCGATGGAACAATTGACATCCTGTACTACGGCTATGGCGCACTAGCTGCCAAGGTGCCAAACGGCGCACAATTTAACAACCTCCCATAAATCACTATCGGTAGCGGTCGCTCCCGAACGCTACTGACACGAAAGGAACCGAGATGCCATCAATAGTTACAGCCTCGCAGCTGAGAGCGATTCTTGGTGTCTCGGTTTCTTTGTATAGTGATGCTCAATTGGATTCTTACATAGATTCCGCCGAGCAAACGATTTTGCCTTTACTTACGCAATACCAATCATCGGTGACTTTTGCCAATGTGAGTGATTCCGTCATTTATTTCACCACAATGCGGCCAAATTACTTTGTGCCGGGTCAATCTGTTGTTGTTACCGGGGCCGGAATTTACAACGCGACCTACACAGTCACCGATGATCGGATTGAGCCTTACACTTTTACAGCTGCAACCGCCGCAGCTGATCGAACTTATCCATTGCCGTTTATTCCAGCGGCAACAGCTACATTGAGTGGAGCATCGGCAGCGCAGCTATACGCATCGACACCACCAATTGAAAATGCAATCTTGGTTGTAGCCGTTGAGATTTTTCAGAGCATTACAGCTCCGGGCAACCAAATCATGTCCGATAATTTCCAGCCGTCACCATTTATTCTTGGCCGCAGCTTGAGCAACAGAGTCATCGGCCTCTTAGGCCCGTTTCTTGATGTCGAAACGATGTGTCAATGAGCATCGAATCAGCAATCCGCACACCACTTAAAACAGCACTTTCCGGAATTGCTGCAAATGTGTACAACGGCATCCCAGAGACAATGACATCACCAAGCATATGTTTGATCCCGGATGCACCATATTTGGAAAGCGTTTTAATCAATGGCGCAACGACAAAAGTCAAAATCAATTTAACTGTCACCGGTGTCGTGGCTTATGCCAACAATGCCGCAGCTTTAGACAATCTCGAAACATTGATGATCAGCATCATCAGCGCAATGCCCGATGGATACGAAGTGGGCAATGTGAATCAACCTCAACCATTGGAAGTCGGTGCGGGTAAATACCTTACAGCCGATTTACAAGTAAGCACCTACTACACCAACTAAGGAGAAATCATGCCAACAACAATCGTGACCGGCAGAGACATCACATTTACCATTGATGGTGATTCGTATGATGCTCAGGCCACATCAGCAACATTGACAATTGATTCAACGATCAATACTTATCAAACACTCGATGGCAAGGCTTATTACACAACCGATACCCAAGGCACATTTGCCGTTGAAATGTTGGCAGATTGGCCAGCTGGAGGATCGCTGTGCAACGCGCTTTGGACAGCGGCAGACACAGCACCAAACACACCATTGGCGGTTGTTTTCACAGCTGCATCAGGATCGGTGTTCAATTTTGATGTGCAGCCAATTTTCCCATCAGCCGGAGGCACCGCACCAGATGCACAAACTGTTTCATTATCCTTTACCTGTGTAACAACACCAACGCTATAAATAAAGGAGATCGGGAGCATGAAATTACCAATAACAATTGAATTCACTACGGGGGAAAGCGCAACCTATACCGCGCTTCCACCGGAGTGGATGAAATGGGAACGCCAAAGCGGAAACACAATTCAACAAGTAGCCGAAAAATTGGGGATTGCTGATTTGATGTTTTTGGCTTATCACGCAATGAAGCGCGAAGCAGCCGGAAAGACTGTCAAGCCTTTTGAAGTGTGGTGCGAAACTGTGACTGACATCAGCATGGGAGAATCCGAAAACCCAAAAGCTATGAACCGGGAAGTTTAAACCGGATCATTTGGGAATTGGCTATCCATACCGGATTGTCACGATCAGAGTTTCAAACACCAGAAGATGTTTTAACCGCTTTTGAGATTCTAAGGACACGAGATGGCAACTGAACCAATCACTTATGACAAGAGTGATTTGCGCGGCATCATCAAGGCTTTTAAAGCCATGGATGAGCAAGCTGTTTCTCAGGCCAAAGGCGTTTCAAATGGATTGGCCACTTACCTGCAATCCAAAGTCACAGCCGCAGCTGGTGGCCGTCCAAATAAGGCGGCAATTCGCATTGCTCAAGGATCGCGCGTGAGTAAGTCATCAAAGATTGGTGAGATCAGCTACGGCTTTGTATCTCAAAAATTCAGCGGTGGCGGCACGACACAACAGCTTTGGGGCGGCTACGAATTTGGCTCACAGAAATTCAGACAATTTCCAATCTGGTCTGGCAAAGCTCCCGGCGGCATTGGCTCATTTGGTTATTTTATCTATCCGACATTGCGCGCCGAACAGCCACACATTATCAATCAATGGGAAAATGCATTTACTAAGATTTTGAAGGAGTGGTGATGGCCGGTCAATCAAGAACACTCAAGCTTTCAATTCTTGCTGATGTAGATAAACTTAAGCAAAGCCTCAATGTAGGCTCAAAAGATGTTGATGGTTTCGCCGGCAAGATTGGTGACTTTAGCAAAAAAGCGGCATTGGCTTTTGCTGCCGTAGCTGCCGCAGCTGGTGCCATGGCAATCAAAATTGGCGTGGATGCCGTCAAGGCTGCCAGCGATTTGGGCGAAACAATCTCAAAAGTCAATGTTTTATTTGGTAAGTCTGCCAAAGACATTGAAAAGTTTGCAGATGGCGCAGCTGCATCGCTAGGCCAGACAAAGCAACAGGCATTGGATGCCGCAGCTACATTTGCAACATTTGGAAAATCCGCCGGTTTGAGCGGTGAGAATCTAAGCAAATTCTCAATCGACTTTGTGAAATTGTCATCAGATTTGGCCTCTTTCAACAACACATCACCAGAGCAAGCAATCAATGCAATTGGATCGGCATTGCGTGGCGAAGCTGAGCCATTGCGGCAATATGGAGTTTTGCTTGATGATGCTTCATTGCGGCAAGCGGCTTTGGAATTGGGAATTATCAGCACGACCAAAAATGCATTGACACCACAGCAAAAAGTGTTGGCAGCTCAAGCTTTGATTTATCAACAGACATCAGCTGCACAAGGCGATTTTGAGCGCACCAGCGATGGCCTAGCCAACAAAACACGCATCCTCACAGCTCAATTGGAAAATGCAAAAACCACTATTGGTCAGGCACTTTTGCCGATTGTTTTGCAATTGGCGACATTGTTTTCAGAAAAGGTCATCCCAATTGTGCAACAGGTTGCAGATGCCTTTGGTGAGAAATCTGGTGGCATGGGAAACACATTGAGCAAATTGGCCGGCTCAATTAAAGACTTTGTGCAACCTATCTTTGAAGGTTTTAGATCAGCTTTTGACAAAATCAAAAAAACTGTTATTGAAAACAAAGATGAGTTTGAAGCTTTTTTTGATGTCATCAAAGCTGCCGCGCCAATCATTGGCAATGTGATTGGCAAAGCTTTCAGCGTTGTGGGCGATGTGGCCAGCGTTGTTTTAAACATTATGGCAAATGTTGTTGGAGCTTTACGCGGATTGATCAACACAGCAATTGATCTTGTCAATGTTGCAATCCGTGGATTTAACCTTATCAAGCCGGGTGCAGATATTTCACCAATTTCAAAAATTGGATCATCAACTGGATCAAGCTCCACGGGTGGTATTTCTGTGCCAGCTGCATCATTGCCAAGTGGTTTTACATCTGGCGGAAGCACAACGGGAGGCGGCTCCACGGGAGGCGGCTCCACGGGTGGCGGCTCCACGGGTGGCGTGACCGGAGGTACATCAACAGGCGGTGGCACTATTGGCGGTGCCGTCACAAAAATTGCAAATCAGACCAAAAAGGTTGTTGATGATGTTGCCGGAGCTTTTGACAATTTCACAAGCGGCACAACGACTTTGGCCGGGGTTATGGCAGCTTCAAATCAGCCATTTGCATTTGGCACATCTGGTGTAAATACCAACACGCTGGCCGGAATTTTAGCTGCATCAAATAAACCCAGCGTGACTGTCAATTTCAATGGGGTCACAACCGATCCGGAAGGCACAGCTCGTGTGCTGGTGGATACAATTAACAATTCTTACTATCGCGGCACAGGTGGCGCAACCAACCTGCAAATTGCATGAGCATTTTCAACCCAATTTGGAGAGTCAGAATAGGTGGCGTTGAGTACACCAATTTTGCTTTGGCAAATCTTTCTATTACATCAGGCCGCACAAACATTTATGAGCAAGCAAATGCTGGGTATGTCAATCTCCAGCTCATTAATTTAGATCAATCAATCATTGACATTGAAATCAATGATGCTGTGTCAATTGAATTGCAAGATTCAACAAATACATTTGTGCCAATCTTTGGCGGTACAGTCGTGGAATTTGACATCAACATCGCTGCATCGGGTGTTGTCGCGATCAATCAATCTGTGTCCATCATCGCTTTGGGCGCATTGTCAAGATTGCCAAAATCACTTACCGAAGGTGTATTGGTGAAGGATAACGATGGCGATCAGATTTACAGCGTTTTAGCAGATTTATTGCTGAACACATGGAATGAAGTGCCAGCGGCATTGCAATGGAATACCTACGAACCAACCACCACATGGGCCAATGCTGAAAACATAGGATTGGGCGAAATTGATCGACCAGGTGAATACGAGCTAGCTAAACGCAATGCATCCACCATTGATGTTTATTCTTTGGTTTCAGCACTTGCCACATCAGGATTGGGCTATATTTACGAAAACGCACAAGGCCAAATTTCCTATGCCGCAGCTTTGCACCGGTCAATTTATCTGGCTACCAATGGATACACCGATGTTTCAGCCTCTCAAGCCATTGCCAATTCTTTGTCCATCCAAACTCGATCCGGTGACATCCGCAACGACATTACATTGAAATACAAAGAAAATTCAACACTAGAGGTTACAGATAGTGATCCAGCATCGATCTTGGCCTATGGCCCATTGGCGCAAATCATCACAACAACAATTGAAAACCAAACCGATGCCGAGGATCAAGCTGCATTTTATTTGGGCTTAAGGTCATATCCACAGGCCAATTTTAGGCAAATCACTTTTGAGCTTACAAACCCGGAAATCGATGATTCTGATCGTGATTCATTGATCAACATTTTCATGGGTCTGCCATTGCGCATCAATGATTTGCCGCTCAACATGTCAGCCGGCACATATCTGGGTTTTGTCGAAGGCTGGACATGGCGTGCCGCTTACAACACAGTATCGGTCACGGCTATTCTTTCCCCATTGGCGTTTTCCTTGCAAGCCATGCAATGGCAAGATGTCTCAGCGGCAGAAACATGGAATTCAATCAGCGGCAGCCTAGATTGGGCAACCGCGTTAGTCGTAGCGTAAGGAGAAACAAGTGAGCAACCCGACCAATCCATTTTCGTGGCAAATGCCGACACCGACCGATTTGGTCACGGATTTGCCAGCGGAT